GAATACCCCACCGGGAATTTCCCCGCCAGGTTGGGCAGCATGAACGATCCACCCGAACCCCCGAAGCGGTACCCCAGCACGTCGAACAGCTTCGGGTATACCGAAGTCTGCACCGTCGCCCCGTTGCACGACGCCCATGAGCCAGCGGGAGCGACCGCACCGCCATAGGGCAAGATGATCCCGATCGGCAGGATTGCATCAACGTAGGACTTACGCACCGCGTCATCGGCCGAGAGCGGATCGCCGAACAACTGCAACGGCGCCTGCATCGCTACCGTGCCATCGCGAGTGATGACGGCGGAGTTGATGTACTGCTCGATGACGTTGTAGTTCTGCTCGACTTCGACCGCATCAGCTGGGGTCTCGTTCTCGATGTCATTGGGCAGCACGAGCATCAGCGGAACCTCCTGAGCACGATCTTCAAGATGATGGCGTCGACCCCCCACTTGTGCAGCGGGGTCGCGCCAGCCACCCGCAGCTGCAACGCCCGACACATTCCGAAGCTCGAACCCCGCCGGATCGATGCCCCCGACTTCCCCGCACCCCAAATCGTGCCGTCACCCCAGGTGAACGCACCCCAGCGAGCCTCAGCCCCAGTCGAGGGAACCTGCAGGCTGTACTGCCGCTTGGGCTGGGTCTCCTCGTAATCCCGATACGACCGCACCGCCAGCTGATGAGTGAAGCCCGTCTCGCGGCACACGAAGTCGGGCCGTCGCCAGGACTTCTTGCGAGTGGGCCATTCGGCGGTGATCCACGGAGTGCGGTACACGGTGTCGAAGGGCTCGTGGTTGATCTCACCCGTGAGCAAGATCTCGGCATCGGTATCGGTGACCAGGTAGCCCCCGGTGCTCGTCCCCAGCGAGTGTTCCTGGTGGATCTTGTCGTAGGCATCGTTGATCTTCATCAACTGGACCACGCAAGCGGTATCGGTCTCGCGGACCACCGCCAACGGATAGGGCTGGCTGTCCACGTTGGAGTGGGCCACGATCGGCCCGATGCTCCCATGCGTGGAGTGGAAGAATGTCCAGGCCCCATCGCCCACCGAGGGATCGAAGACGAACACGCCGTAGTTGTTGGCGGTCGGACCCGCGTAGTTCCACGGCAGGGTGACGTAGAGCTTGCGGCCGATCCACCCGACCCACACCAAGTCGGGATGAAGGATCTCGAAGAAGGCGCGCCGCAGCTGGATGCTGATCTCCTGAGAACGTTCACCGCCGTAGGCGTAGATCCCCCCACGGTCTGACGCCGAGAAGAAGAACACCGTGGCCTCGTTGCGGGTGATCCCCTGGGGCGAAACGGCCCCGATGGTGGATGACTTCTGAACCAACTGCCACGAATCCAGGTCGTAGCCATACAACGCCCACATCGAGTCGTTCTTGAAGATCAGCAGGTGATCCTCGTAGCTCATCATCCCGGTGATCTGTGACCCCCCGGTACCAATATCGATGTAGTCGGTCGAGGCCCAGTTATCGGGGCGGTTGGGATGCGACCAGCGCACCCGGTTGGGATGCCAGAGCCCATCCTCTTGGGTGTTGGCGGCAAACAGGTAGCCCCCATGGGGCTCGTTCACTTCGGCCTGGGGGCCGACTGTCCCAGCGGGTGCGGTGTACTCGTCGTTCCACGTCGCCGAGCCACCCGGTGTCAGCGACGTCATCGTGCCGACCCCGGTCCGACGCCACATCGGCTGGGTATGGCCGACGCTGACGTACAAGTCATCGCCCCAGGCAGCGAAGTCGGCCATGTGGGGATCGGCTTCAGCGACCGGGGGCAGTGGGCCCGCAAACACCGCGTCCTCTCGGGCCCAGTAGATGCCGCCGCTCGCCGCCACGTACACCACGTCAGATCCGTCCGAGAGTTGATGGAGAAACGCCCGGCGGGGATCCCACTCCACCGTCTCGACGTCAACGATGTCGTCCTCGTTCCACCGTTCCCAGCCCAGGCGGGTATAGAAGCCACCGAGAGGATCGATGTTGATGTTGACCATCTCCGGTGACTCGTTGGGAGTCAGCTGGAACTGGTTGGAACGAAGATTGAGGCCGCCTGTGAAGTCCACCAAGTTGACGGGCTCGAGACGGTTCGGCATCAGGTCGGCAGGTTCCAGGCGAGATCGGGTGCAACGGTCCCCACCATCAGCCCCCCGTTGAGGACAAGGGGACGGTGATGGCGCGGCCCACAGATAGCCGAGCGAGCGGCAGCGAAGGAGGCCTGCCACCGCTTCATGTAGACGTCTTCGAGAACTTCATCTTCCTGCTGGGCGTAGCACAGAGCGATGGCGTAGTGGGCCAGCAGGATGTGCAGCCGAGGGTCAGCATCCACTTCGGCGCTCGATCCCTGGGCGACCCAGTTGGTCGGTTTGCGGTACCCGCGAATACGGAAGTTCGTCGTCACGTCGGGGTAGGGCCGGGGCCACAGGCTGATGGCATTGCCCCAGATCGAGTAGTAGACGGGAGCATTCGAGGTGGCATCGGTTCCGGTGAAGCGATCATCGCCCATCTCGGGAGCGATCTGGATCAGCCGGATGTTCTCGGGCAGCTTGATCAGGCTGATGATCTGGTTCTCGTCACACTCCGCGGGCAGAGCCACTAGGTCGGCATCAGGGGTGTTGGCCACCTCGAAGTAGGTCTCGAAGAATGGCCACCGCCGCTCCATCGACATCGTGCGCAGGTAGGCCTCGTGGAGGTAGGAGTCCAACAGGGCGTTGGGGAGCTCCTCCTCGTCCATGTCCAGCTGGACGCGGATGTAGTCGCGGAGGTTCTGAAGGTTCACTCATCCTCCGCGGGTCGATGGAAGACGCACCACTCCGTGCCCCGCACTCGGTAAGCCCGGCAGGTGTTGTTCTTCCCCCGGCACATGAACTTGCGGTCCTCCTTGCCGTACCGCGGGTTGTACGGAGCGGTGGAGAGGAAGGCCGGTGTCGACGTCGGCGATGTCGCGTTTGCCGTTGTCGACCCGGCCCTCTCCCCAACCATCTGATTGGCCGTCACGCCCTGATCGCTGGCGCGGTCGGTGAACCCGTACGGGCCAACGTCGCTCATGACGAGTCCTTTCAGCGCTGAAACGATTCCTACGGAGCCGCCGACACGTTCGTGAGCTTGAACAGCCGACGCCGCTGCCGGGTGGTGAGGTTTCCGTAGGTGGTGATGAAGCTGTACCGGGCATCGACGCTGGATGCCACGCCGGTCGTCGCGTTGGCCGACGCCATGTTCCCCGACAGACCCTTGGAGAACGGGGTCTGGGCGAAGTTCCGCTGGGAGTGGATGACCAGTCCGACGTACTTGGAGTTGATCCCGTAGACCACTCCCACCGGGCAGTCGAAGTCCCAGTAGATCGGCGTCTGCTTGAACAGCAGGTTCATGAAGCCGAGGTTCGCCGTCTTGGTGTCGGTGTAGCGGACCTGCGGGGTGAGCGTGGACTCGTAGAACTCGTACACGCCCTGGCCGGTGAACATCGCATCGATGCGATCCGACCCGGAGTCCGACGAGACGTGGTAGGCGTTGGACAGCGCGGCCTCGAGGCCGGTCGCATCCACCGCTCCGACGTCAGCCACGAACGACGCCCACCATCCGTTGCCCGCCACAGCTGGATCGATGCCACCCACCGGAGCGGTGTCATCGATCACCGCATCGAGGGAGAGGAAATCCTTGTTCGGGTCCGGCGCGGCGAGCGTGCCGTACAGCTGCTTGGACATCCGATTGCGGAGGGTCTCCTCCGCCTGCATGACCTTGGCCTCCAAGAGGTTGATCGCCTGGGCCTTGCCATTGTTCTGGGCCTCCTCCAAACCGGAGATGGCGATCGTGGCGTACACCTGACGCCATGGGTACTGCGCCGACGAGATGCCCTCTTGGGGAGTGATGGTCAGCTGCTGCCACTCGGAGTAGCTGCCCGCCTCACCCTCGGCGAAGATCACGGGCTCGACAATGCTGACACCACCATCGATGGTGCGCACTCGCCCTTTGGACATGAAGTAGTTCAACAGCGGTCGGCCGTTGAAGATGTTGTCGGTCAACGTCTTGCGGTAGTTGTGCATCGTGGTCGACAAGATGTCGTCCCAGTTGACCGGGATGTGCTGTGGGTTACCTGCCACGGGCCGTCCTTGTTAGGAGACGGAGGCCCGAACTACCTGGTGTGTTGGTCCCAGGCCGCTTCGAAAGCCTCCGTGAGGGAAATGGGCTGTCCCTCGGGAGGCACCGGAGGTGGGCCACCAGCCGCAGCGGCTGATCCCCCATACCCCACTAGCTGTTGACCACGAGCCTTAGCCGCCTGGCGAGCGGCGTCGGATTCGGTCCGCTGTTGCATCGCCAGTTCTCGAGCCCGCTGAGCTCGGTCGAATGCGATGTTCTTGTAGATCATCTCGAACGCGCCTGGTCCCATTCCGGCTTGCAGGGCGGTCGATACGACTTCTTGGACGGTGGTCTCATCCAGCTGGTACTTCCTTTGGAGCCCACCGACAGCCGCACGCAAGGTCTCGTTCGCCTCCCGCTCCTCCATCTGCTGCTGGATCTGACTCAGCATTCGATCTTGGGCGTTGAGGCGTTTCTGAACGGGATCGGCATAGGGATCGTCTTCGTCGTAGCCGCCATCGTCGTAGGACGGCTGCTCCCACCGGCTCCCCGGATATGACGGGGGTGCTGGCGGTGGCGATTGCGACTCGAAGTTGACGCCGTACTGACGGCCGAGGAGACGGAGTGTCTCCTCGGGCTGAGCTTGCAATGCTCGCTGGACGGCGAGGGCGTACTCGGCCTGCTTGGCCTTCTCCGCTACTTCCTGGGTCTTCCGGGTGTAGTCGGCCGTGCGGCTGTATCCCTGAAGTGCCTCACGGAGGGGCACTTCCTCCACCTGGCCATCAACTTTGACGGAGACGTATCGGTTTCCGACTTCATCGAGGTCCAGGTAGTCCCGAGGTTCGTATACCTCCTCGGGTGCGGGTTCGGTGGGTTGTCCGTCTCCCTCGGCTACCCCTGGTTCGGGACCGCTATCGACAGGACCAGTGTCCCCTTCGTCCGTAAAGGGGTTGTAGTCCGACACGTATGAGTCCTTTCGGTTGCTCGAGTGCCTGGCCTATTTGTACCACCCCTGGTCAAGCTGGCTATGGACTAGCCATCTGGGCCATCAACTCCGGTGGAATCTGAGGCCCGCCCATGGGCATCTGTTCGATCGGGGGTCCGCCACCGAACTCGGCAGGAACCGGTTCGGGAGAACCGAGCTCGGCCATCGATGACGGCGCGCCCGGCGGCAGCATCGACTCCTCGCCGGGAACCGCTTCTTCTGGCGGCACACCCGCCTGCTGCATCTGCTGTTCCACTGGACCGTTGAGCAGCTGGGAGGGATCCTTGATGTTGAAGCCGTACTGCAACACGTACCGTGCCAACCCAAGTGGGTTCACGACACCAGCCCCGACGAAGGGCGCCATGGCATCCACCAGTTGCAGCGCGGACTGGCGACGGAAGGTCTCGTTCAGCGGTTCGGTGGAGCCGCCTTCGACTTCGAAGTCGTAGGAGCCCTGCAAGTAGTCGGCGTCGTAGTTGACCCACGCCCGCCCAGCGACCGAAGTGATCCGGGCCACGTGGTCCCCGGTGAGGTACTGCTGCATCAGCAGGATGATCCGCTCGCCCGCATCGGCGAGGAACGACTCGATCTTGGTCAGCTTGTCCCGGCTGCGAGCATTGGCCGCGTCCTGGATCATCGCCGCCTCGGTGGCCGAACGGTTGATCGACTGCGATGCCGCCCCCTGCATGTAATCGCTGACCCCGGCGACGGTATTGATGTCATTGGTGATCGTCTCGGACTGGTTGTAGAAGTCCGGCGGCGTCCCGATCGAGGGCAGCGGGGCGATGTAGTTGGACGGGTTGGCGTCCCCCAGGATCGGGATCATCGTGTTGTCGACGTCGGACTCCAATGCCCGCACCCCATCCTCATCGAACATGTCTCGGGAGTAGACCCACTTGCGGGCAAAGCGCTTGCGGTGGTTGATCATCTGGGTACGGGTCTCGTTGAGCTCGAGTTGAAGTGACTCGATCGACTCGAGCTCGCCCATCGGGTAGAAGTTGTCCGGCACCTCGTAGTTGCGCAGCATCAAGAACGGGTGCCCGAAGGCGTAGGGCATCTCATCCGGGCGGATCAGGAACCCACCTTGTTTGACGTTGCTGCCATCTTCGGAGTTGTCCCCGTTCATCGCGAAGGTGGCGACGATCTTGCGGCGTACGTCGTAGAACTCGATCACCTCGCAGTAGCTCACCGCCCCCTGATCGGGCATGGTGTCGCTGTCCCGGCCATCAGCATCGGCCGAGTCCCAGCGCGACCAACTCGTCGCCGATGCTGCCTTGCGGGCCTTGGTGTCGTAGCGCTCGTCCACCCGCACGTCCTGCAGCGCTCGCCAGGTGCGCTGAGCGATCCAGCGGATCTCCTTCATGTGTCGGGCATCGGGGTCCACGAACATGTCGAAGATCGAGATCCGTTCGAGGAACGGACGATCGTCGGTGATGACCATCTCGGTCTCGACGTTGCCTGGCACCGGGGCCCGGTCATCGATTCCCTCCTCGGTGGTCGCCCCATCGACGGGGTTCTCGGAGTTCTCGATGTCAGAGTCAGGAACCTTCTTGGCCACCGGTTCCTTGTTGAACTTGTAGCCGGTCTTGATCCAGCCGTGCCCGGCCACGATCCAGTCGTCCACGGCCAGACGGATCTCGTCCTGGTAGTGGTGGCAGCGCCAGAGATAGTTCAAGACTTCCTCCACGATCACCGCCATCGGAGCGTTCTCGGGCTTGCGAGCGTTGATGACGAAGCGTGGATTGTTGATCGCCACCGCCGGGGCGATGATGTTCTTGGTGGCGAACATCATGTTGACCACCAAGCGGTCGCTACCCGACGACCCCTCGTAGTGCTTGCCCCGGTACAGGTCGATCATCCGCTTCCACAGATCGTCCATATCCTCGTTGTCCCGCCACCGTTTGGAGCGGTCCACCTCCGAGCGCATGAACTTCAACAGGTCGGCCTGCTTCATGGATCACCACCCGAATTCGGAGGAGGGGACGGCATCCACGCCGAGTACGCGGTCACCGAGAATCTCGGCGCGCCGGGACTCGATGGTGTGTTCGTGGAACATCTGGCGGGTATATCCACCGCCACCGCGGAATTGGAACCCCACGGTCTGGACCCGGCAGCGGAAACATTCATCGCTGCCGGGTTCAGCATCTTTCAGGCAGCACGACGTACAGATCACGTGGCGGCTCCCGCCGCCCACGCCGATCCATTCCAGTGGGCCGTCGAAGCATCCCCGCAGACCACGTTCTGACCAACCGTCCAGGGCGTGGTCGGCGTAGCGGTGATCCCGCCAAGGTCCTGATTCGTTGCGGGCGGCGTCGATCCTGGCGGCGTCCAAGTCCCCGGAGTACCAGCGATGGCCCCCGTCGCCGGGACCACCTCAACGGGGGCACCCCCGCGGGTGATCGGGCGCTGGCGATCCCAGCGCATGTTCTCGCGCAGCACGGTCCGCTGCTTGTGCATCCGGGCTACTGCCATCATCTACTCCTGGTGAAGTGCGCCCCGATCGGGGCGCGTTGCTTGGTCTTGGTCAGGTCCTTGGCCATCTCGCCGAACATCATCTTCTCGAACCATCCGAAGGTGCCCGGCGGCGGCTCCTTCAGCGGCTGGTACTCGCGCAAGAACACGTACTTCAACATCTGGGCGGCGATCGCCAGCGCCATCACCCGGTCATCGAACGGTGAGCCGTGCATCTTGCCGTCGCCCTCCCGGACGAACTGGCGGAGCTCGGTAATAGTGTCGGAGTCGTAGACCGCAAGCCCCCCGTCCCGAAGCTCCCGGTTCAACTCGTCTATGCAGACGGGCTTGGTGATGGAAGTAGTACGCCACCCGAGGACATCCGTAGGTGGATTGCCACCTACGCGGTTGATCTGCCGCTGCTTGTACAGCGGCTGGTAATAGACCCGGTGGAGGGCCTTGTTGGTAGTGAGTCCGTGGTTGTTGGACTCGACCCCGATCAGAGCCTGGTTGTACCACTTACCCAGGTTGAACAGGATGTCGCTGCCGAACAGGTCGGGATCGATCCGGGCGCAGTAGCAGGCGACGACCCGGCGAGTCTTGGCCTCGATGACCTGAGCCACTGAGAAGTCCCCGTGCTCGAGGCCCTCGGCCACGTCGGCCCCGATGACGTAGCGCATCGAGGAATCGGGCTCCTCCCACACCTTGAGCGGCCCACCTCGGTCATCGAAGGTGAACAGCCCGTTGTCGTTGGTCAGGAACCCTGACCGCGGGGTCATCGATTCCAGCGCCAGCAGAGCGTCGATGTTGAACACCGGGTGACCCGAACGCAGGAACGCCTCATCGGGATCGGAGGGGTACTCCTGAGCGACCTGCCAGTCGGGCAGGTTGCGAACTTTGTCGTCGTACCAGTCCTGATCGCGGTCGCCCGCCCACCACGGATGGAACAGTCCCTTGAACTGGTTGGTCTTGGTCTGGCTACCCACCCACAGCTTGTGGAACAGGTTGCCCTCGCCATGGGCGGTGCCGAGCATGATCACCCGGCCACCAACGTCGGCAATGGGCTCGATCGCTGCCCATGCCTCCTCGCTATTCGGCAACAGACCCAACTCGTCCACCACGACGAGATGAACGGTCTCGCCCCGAGCGGGGTCTGATGCCGATGGCAACGATTCCAGGTACGACTCGTTGGAGAAGGCCATCTTGGTCTGGTTGATCGACATGACCGGACCACGGAACTTCATCCAGTCCGGCAGGAACCGAGCTCCGTACTTGGCCTTCTCCAACAGCTTCACGGCATCGCGCTCGGTCTTGGACAGCATGATGATGACTCGATCCCCGTAGAAGAACGTCAGCCAGAAGCAGTACGTCGACACGAGGGTCGAGAATCCGATCTGGCGGGCCTTCAACAAGATCGAGTAGCGATCGCGCAACCACATGTCCACCGACTCGACCTGGGCATCGAACAGATCGAAGCGGATCCGCCCTCGCTCGGGG